ATTAAAAAGAACAGATTACTTTGGATTGAAGATGATAGAATACATTTTAAATTTGAAGAAATCACATTAGGAGAAATGAAATGGCAATAAAATTTAATCAAGCCAAGGGCGAAGCCCAAAAAAGCAAAATCGATAGCTACCAATATGTAGAAGGCGATAACAAAGTCCGTTTAGTCGGTGACATGTTACCAAGATATGTTTACTGGTTGAAAGGCGAAAACGGTAAAAACTTACCATTCGAGTGTCTATCATTCGATAGAAATACAGAAGCGTTCACCAATGTTGAAAAAGACTGGGTTAGAGAATATCATCCAGACCTAAAATGTGGATGGGCGTACGCTATTCAGTGTATTCATGACGGCAAAGTCAAAGTTCTAAATCTCAAAAAGAAACTTCTAGAGCAAATTATGGTTGCTGCGGAAGACTTGGGCGACCCAACTGACCCCGAGACTGGTTGGGATGTACACTTTAAAAGAGTTAAAACTGGACCGATGGCTTACAACGTTGAGTATCAATTACAAGCACTGAAGTGTAAGCAAAGACCTCTTGATGAGGCAGAACAAGAATTAATTGCTGAGTTAAAGTCAATGGATGAAGTCTTAGCTAGACCTACACCAGATGCTCAGAAAGAACTTCTTGACAGATTAAGAGAAGGAGCAGCTAACGAGCCTGATGAAACAGTAAGTGAGGAGTTTGACATAAAATGATTGGAGTAGGACAAGAGTTTCCCGCATTTGAATTGCGAGGAGTAGATGCGAATAATAAGTTTACAACTGTATCAGTTGATGACCACTATGAGCCTCTAAAACATGACTACACAGTTATTTATTTCTATCCAAAAGACTTTACTTTTATCTGTCCCACTGAAATACAGGGAATGGATATGTTAGTGGAAGAAGCAAATGTTATCGGTATAAGTGGTGATAATGAGTTTTGTAAATTAGCTTGGAAAAAGCAAAATGAACTCATTGGAGGAATCAATCATTCTTTAGCCGCAGACTGTGGATTAGAACTTTCTCATAAACTAGGTATAGTAAATGAGGCAGAAGGAGTATGTTTTAGAGCAACTTATATTATAGATATTTATAATATAGTTCAGCATGTTTCTGTAAACGCCTTAGATACAGGCAGAAATGCACATGAAGTCTTACGAACACTACAAGCCATCAAGACTGGTGGTCTTACAGGTTGTGAATGGCAACCAGGAGATGAATTCGTAGGATGATTCTATTTACTGCAGATTGGCATATAAAACTTGGTCAAAAGAATGTTCCAGTACAATGGGCTTGTAGTCGCTACAAGTTATTCTTTGAACAAATCTATGAAATAGAAAAAGATGTTGATTTGCACATCATTGGTGGGGACTTGTTTGATAGAGTCCCCAGCATGGATGAACTTACACTCTACTTTGACTTTGTAAAGGGAGTTAGTGTGAAAACTATTATTTATGATGGAAATCACGAAGCTACAAGAAAGAATAAAACTTTCTTTACAAATTTAAAAAGAGTCACAGAACAATTAAATCCATTAGTAAAAGTAATTGATGAAACTACTTATGGAGAAATGGTTCCACATGACTATGCAATATTACCTTACGCAGATTTACACAAGAAAAATGCAATAGAAGATATAAATGCAGATGTTCTGTTTACTCATGTGCGTGGAGAGATACCACCTCATGTACAACCAGAAGTAGACTTAGAAAGATTCGATAAGTTTAAAGTTGTTTTTTCAGGAGATTTACATGCTCACGAGAATACTCAAAGAAACATTGTATATCCTGGCAGTCCTATGACTACAAGTTTTCACAGAAATCGTGTCAAAACTGGCTACTTACTTATTGATAATAAAGACTGGAGTTGGACATGGCATGAGTTCGAATTGCCTCAGTTAATTCGACAAACAGTAACAGACCCAAGCGAAATGGTACAGACAATGTATGACCATACTATCTATGAGATAGAAGGCGATGTTGCGGATTTAAGTAATATAAAAAATAGTGAATTACTTGACAAGAAAGTAATTCGCAGAAAAACAGAGGCGACTCTAATATTAGATAGAGAAATGACAATAGAAGAAGAACTAGGAGAGTATCTTAGTTACATATTAGAGTTAGAAGAAAATAAAGTTAAAAATATTTTAGGAGTGTTTAGTGATTACGCTAAAGAAGCTGCAGTGGAGTAATTGTTTCAGTTATGGTTCTGACAATGAGTTAGATTTAAACGAAAGCACAGTAACTCAACTTGTTGGAACAAATGGAACTGGTAAAAGTTCTATTCCTCTAATACTTGAAGAAGTATTATTCAACAAAAATTCAAAAGGAATCAAAAAAGCAGATATACCAAATCGTGAAGTCAATAATGGCTATGATATCTCTTTGTCTTTTGACGTGGTTGATGATGAGTATAAAATAGATGTAAGTCGTAGAACTAACATCAAAGTAAAACTCTATAAGAATGGAGAAGATATATCAAGCCACACAGCTACTAATACATACAAAACATTAGAACAAATTATTGGAATTGACTTCAAAACTTTTTCACAAATTGTATATCAGAATACCAATGCTAGTTTACAGTTTTTAACAGCAACTGATACAAATAGAAAGAGATTCTTAATAGATTTACTACAACTAGATAATTATGTAAAATACTTTGAAGTTTTTAAGGAATTATCACGAAATTTAGGTGGAGACGCTTCTCGCATACAAGGGAAAATTGACACAATTAATAAGTGGTTATCAGACAATAAATTGGAAGATACATCACTACTTCCAAAATTGGAATTACCATTTTATTCAGAAGAAGATGAAGATTCTTTGCGTTCTTTACAAGTAGAATTTGAAAATATTTCGGAAATTACGAAAAAAATAAATCAAAATAATTTATATAAAAAAGAGTTGGAGTCAATAGATTTAGGACTTGCTCGAGAGTTTGTAGCAAACTCTGAAATACAAGATACTTCTAGTCTAAAAACAGACTTGGGTGAAATCAAAAGCCGAGGTGCTTTTGAAAATAAAATGTTGAAAAAGTATTCTGACTTAAAAGATTCAGAAGAACAAGTATGTCCTACATGTAGTCAAGAAATAGATATTGATTTTATTGAAAAGCAATACAAAGAACATGAAATTGCAAAAGCAGAGTTAGTAGAAAGACTTGAGAGCATACAAGAAGAAATCAATATAACAGAACGCAACAATGAACTTCACCGTAGAATGAAAGAAAAGATAGAAAACTGGGAAGATTTATTTAGAAGTATAGATGATAAATTACCTTTAGAAGTTCCAAATAGTGAAGAACTGCAAGAAAAGATTGCTAAACTAAAAAGAAGAATATCAGACAGAAGAAGTCGAGTAGAAGAAGTAATTGCAGAGAATGAAAGAATAGAAAGACATAATACTCGACTTGGAATTATTGAAGAACAACAAACAGATTTTGAGAAACAATTAGATGAATTAAGTTCTAGTATTATTAGTCTAGAAGATAAGTTATCTCATGTTGAAATACTCAAAAAAGCATTTAGTACAAATGGACTACTTGCATATAAAATAGAAAATCTTGTAAAAGATTTAGAAGAATTAACAAATGAATATCTTGCAGAATTATCAGACGGAAGATTTAGTCTACAATTTGTAGTATTAAATGACAAACTCAATGTAGAAATAGATGATAATGGAAACGCAGTAGAAATACTTGCTCTTAGTGCAGGAGAACTAGCAAGAGTTAACACTTCTACACTTCTTGCAATTCGTAAGTTAATGAGTAGCATATCAAAGTCAAGAATAAATGTACTATTCTTAGACGAGGTTACAAATGTACTTGACGAAACTGGAAAAGAAAGATTAGTAGAAATCTTGCTGAAAGAAGAAAATTTAAATACTTATATAGTATCACACGGTTGGACACATCCATTGTTGTCTAAAATACAAGTAATAAAAGAAGATAAAATATCGAGGTTAGAATGAAAGTAGAGATTTATAGTATTCCTAATTGTCCTTACTGCACAAAAGCAAAGGCATTAGCAGAAAATCATCAGAAAGTAACAGAGGTAGTATATAACATGATGGGCAAAGATTATCAAGCCAGTGAAGTTAGAGAACTATTTCCTACTGCAAGGACATTTCCACAAATTATAGTAGATGATGAAAAGATTGGTGGATATATGGATTTAGAAAAATTATTATTTAATTTACCAACATAATGGTAAATCCTCGACAAAAAGGTAATCGTGGTGAACAACAAGTAATAAGTTTACTAGAAAGACTCACAGATGAAGAATGGGTACAAACACCTGGGTCTGGTAGTGGTAAAATCAAAGGAGATTTACAAGTACCCTTAAAATACAATTTATTTACTGTAGAAGTTAAGTTCTACAAACATGTAGGCTTTGACAGTAAAATATACACACAAAAAAGTAATAATTTATTTAAATGGTGGAGTAAACTGTGTAAACAAGCACAGGAAATGCAACAAGAACCTTTACTTATATTCAAAGAAAATCATGGCAAATTCTTTGTTGCAACAGTAAGAAAACCAAAAAATACATTAAGATATATGCATATTGCGTGGCTAGGTGCATATATTCTCATAGCAGAACACTGGCTCGAAAAAGAGGAGATAAAATTTACAAATGGCGATAAAATTCTCAGACCTTGGGAACCCAGCTCCAACTGGGAACTTGCTGATAGTTGATGGCTTAAATATAGCTTTTAGATGGAAACATCAAGGAGTACTAGACTTTAAGTATGACTATATTCGTACAGTAGAATCACTTGCTAAGTCCTACAATGCAGGAACTATAGTAGTGTGTGCTGACGGTGGTAGTAGCTATCGTAAGGATATATACCCCGAATACAAGGCAAATCGTAAAGAAAAATATGCTGAACAAACTCCACAAGAGGAGAAAGAGTTTGAGATGTTTATGGCAGAATTTGCGAATACACTTACAGAAATTCGTAAAACTCACCCTGTCTTTCACTTCAAAGGAGTAGAAGCAGATGATATTGCAGCATATATTAGTAAAGAACTTGACAATTTTGGATTAGACGAGTGCTGGTTAATATCATCAGATAGAGACTGGGATTTACTAATCAATGATAGAGTGTCAAGATTTAGTACTGTAACTCGTAAAGAAACTACAGTACATAATTGGGATGAACATTATGACTTTGAGATTCCTGATTATATTACATTTAAATGTCTGACTGGCGATAAAGGGGACAATGTTCCAGGAATACCTGGAATCGGTCCAAAACGCGCAGTACAGATAATGGAACAATATGGAGATGTTTTTGACATTTATGATGCGTGTCCACTAGAAGGTAAGTACAAGTATATTCAAAACTTGAATGAAAATTCAGACCAACTTTTACAAAATGTTGAACTGATGGATTTACTTACATACTGTGAAGATGCGATAGGTGAAGAAAACAAAGAAGTTATTAACACAACTTTAAAAAGGCACTTAGATGAAACTAGATTATAGTAAAGACAAATTATTAACAGAGTTTAGTATTAAAACTCTGGAAGATCGGTATATGGTTCCTGGCGAAGGGTCTCCACAAGAAGCATTTGCAAGAGCAGCACGTACTTTTGCAGATGATGATGAACATGCACAGAGACTATATGATTATGCAAGTAATCTATGGTTTATGTTTGCAACTCCTGTTCTTTCTAATGGAGGCACAGAAAGAGGATTACCTATCTCTTGTTTTCTAAACTATGTTGATGATTCAAGAGAAGGTATAACAGAACATTATACTGAAAATGCCTACTTATCCTCATTCGGAGGAGGTATAGGTGGGTCATGGAGTTCAGTTCGTGCACAAGGCACAAAAACTTCAAAAGGCTCAGAGTCTACTGGTGTTATTCCTTTTATGAAAGTAGTTGACGCAGAAATGCTTGCTTTCTCACAAGGAGTTACTCGTAGAGGTAGTTATGCAAGTTATCTACATATGAGCCACCCTGAAATAGAGGAGTTTCTTGATATAAGAAAACCTACAGGCGGAGATGTAAACCGTAAATGCATAAACTTGCATCATGGTGTAGTAATACCTGATAAATTCATGGAAACTATACACCGTGCAACACACGAAGATAACTTTGATGACAGTTGGGAACTTATTGACCCGCACAGTGGTGAAGTCAAAAAAGTTGTAAGTGCAAGAACACTTTGGGTAAAATTACTCCAGAATCGTATGGAAACTGGAGAACCTTATCTAATGTTTGAAGACGCTGTTAACGCAGAGCTTCCAGACTTTCAGAAAAGAAAAGGATTGTATGTAAATCATAGTAATCTTTGTTCTGAAATTACACTTGCAACTAACGAAGAAAGAACTGCAGTATGCTGTTTATCAAGTGTAAATCTGGAGTATTATGATGAATGGAAGAAAGTTCCAGCATTTATTCCAGACTTAGTAAGAATGTTAGACAATGTATTAGAGCATTTTATTACAAATGCACCTGATAGCTTAGAAAGAGCAAAGTACAGTGCTTTTAGGGAGAGAAGTATTGGACTTGGTGCAATGGGATTTCATGCATATCTACAAAAGAACAATATACCATTTGAAGGTATTATTGCAAGTAGTGTAAACTACGAGATGTTTGATTTTATAAAAAGTAATGCCCTTCATGAAACTCGCAGACTTGCAGTTGAAAGAGGCGCTTGCCCAGATGATGACTCTTGTGAAGTAAGAAATGCACATTTACTTGCGATAGCACCAAATGCAAGTTCTAGTATTATTTGTGGAAATACAAGTCCTAGTATAGAACCTTTCCGTGCAAATGCTTTTACTCAGAAAACTAAATCAGGTTCTTATTTGATGAAGAATAAGTTTCTAGAAGAAGTACTTGAGAGTAAAAATGTAAATACAGATGATACATGGAAAAGTATTGTAACTAACAAAGGAAGCGTTCAACATCTTGACGTTCTTACACCAGAAGAAAAAGAAGTATTCAAGACTGCTGTAGAAATCAATCAATCTTGGGTAGTAGAACATGCTGCACAAAGACAGGAATTTATCTGTCAAAGTCAGAGTGTTAATTTATTCTTTCCGCCTGATGTAAATAAGGCAGACCTACACAACATTCATATGTTGGCATGGGCAAAGAATTTAAAAACATTATACTATCTAAGAAGTGAGGCTATTTCAAGAGCAGATAATGTATCAAACAAAGTAAAAAGAGAGATAATTTTTGAGCAATCAGATTGTCTCAGTTGTGAGGGATAATGAAAGCATTTATAGTATCAATATGTTTTGTTGTGGTGGCAGTTATTGCTTACGCACATAGCCAATCACAATATACAGGTGCAAATAGAGTGCACCAGTGCATAGGACAGTGTTACGCTGACTATGTACAATTAAACGGGTCACCAGCAGAAATAGAACAGCAAAAAAGATTACTTGCTGCTAATTCTAGTCCTGCAGAACTTGGAGCAAAACTCTACAGCGGGTGCGCTGCATGTCATGGTGGAAATGGAGAAGGCGGAGTTGGTCCAGCATTAGTTGGTCAAACTTCAGAGGAAATAATCAGTAAGTTAGTAGCTTACAAGAATGGTGAGACAAGAGGAGCACAGTCTGTATTAATGTGGGGGCAATCAGCTTCCCTATCAAGTGCAGATATAGAGAATCTTGCAGCATACATTATTACTTTTTAATTATGAATTTACTAGAGGAAAGAGACTATTATAAACCTTTTAATTATTCTTGGGCATTTGAGGCTTACAAAAAGCAACAGCAAATGCATTGGCTACCTGATGAAGTGCCTCTCCAAGATGACATAAAGGATTATAACGAAAAACTTACTCCTGAGAATAGAGCATTGATTGATAATATCTTTCGATTCTTTACTCAGGCAGACGTAGATGTATGTTGTGGTTATGCCAAACATTATCTACCAACATTTAAGCAACCAGAAGTTAGAATGATGCTTGTATCGTTTGCTGCGATGGAAGCAGTTCATCAAGAGGCTTACTCTTTACTTTTGGAAACTCTTGGAAAAGAGGAAGACATTTATCAAGAATTTATGGATATACAAGAAATGGTAGAGAAACATGAGTATCTATCTGACTTCAATATGAATTCAAAACATGACATTGCAAAGACAATGGCAGTTTACAGTGGATTTACAGAAGGAGTCCAACTATTCAGTAGTTTTGCAATACTACTCAACTATCCAAGACATAATCTTATGAAAGGAATGGGACAAATTGTTACATGGTCAATTAGAGACGAAAGTCTACATGTAGATAATGTGTCCAAATTATTCCGTACATTTATTGCGGAAAATCCTGAGATATGGACAGATAAGTTGAAGTATGAAATCTACTGTGCGGCAGAAAGAGTAGTTGAACTAGAGGATAAATTTATTGATATTTGTTTTGATAAAGCAGAAATTCCAGACTTAACAGCAGAGGAAGTAAAAGAATATATTCGTTATATTGCAGATAGAAGATTACTTGGACTAGGTATGAAAAATATTTTCCATAGTGATGAAAATCCTTTGCCTTGGATTGATATGCAAGTCAATGCAGTTGAGCATACCAACTTTTTTGAAAACCGTGCTACTGAGTATGCAAAGAGTAGTACACAAGGAAACTGGCAAGATATTTTTAAATAGGAGAAAATTATGTCGACAGAAGTAACCCAAGAAGAACCAGTATTGGTTCTCGATGATAAAAAATATGTCATTTCCGATTTATCAGAGCAAGCAAAGTATTTTATTGCTTGTCTGAATGATGTAGAAGCCAAATTACAAGGAACAAAAGTATCTTATGATACCTTGCTCGTTGCTAAAATGGGTTTTACTGAACGATTGAAAGAGGAAGTGGAGAAACCCCAAGAAGAGGTTTCAGAAGAAGAAGGGGCGTAAGCCCCTTTTTTTATGAGTTGGCAGCTATATAAGCCTTGCCTGTTGTTATTGCTGTTGTATAACTTGATTTATCTGCAGAGCTTCCTGCTATGTCTGGTTTATTATTAGAACCATTATAGGTTAAAACAAGTTCTAAATGAGCAACATTGTTTTGAACCATTTCATTTATTTCATCTTGAGTTAAATCACTTCTAACTATTGAACCATCATTTATACCGTTTATAACGGTGACTGAGTCTGTTGCTATTGTTAAAACTTCATCTACTGTTGGCATATTATTCTCCTAATTTTTGTTTTAATTGTTTTACTTCTGCTGATAATTCTTTTACAGCATTTACTAAATACCATGTAATATTATCAGGATCTACACGAAGACATCCTGTGCTTTCTGTTTTTACTACATCAGGTAATATTTCTTGTATTTCTTGAGCAATCACACCAAGTTGTACACCTTCTTTTTCTATAACTACTGCATCAATATCTTTTTCTGACCAGTCAGTAATTTCTTCTTTTGTTCTATATTCAAAGTTTTTAACTTGTATTTGTTCTATTTTATCTAATCCTGTACTATTATCTACTATATTTTTCTTTATTCTTTCATCTGAAGTTGTTGCCCAAGAACTTGAGTTATTACCTTGATAAATACTTGCAGAAGATCCTGCACTAATATGTCCTGTATGACTACCTTTACCACTACCCCCAACTGTTGTTATCATTATACAACGATAATCAGTACCATTTGCAGGTGCTGCTGTTTCACCAATCATAACATTTCTATCACCTGTAGTGATGTGATACCCTGCGTTGAATCCTACACAAACATTTCTGTGTGCTGTTGTTTGGCTATAACCTGAATCTGAACCTATATTAGTGTTATATACACCTGTTGATAATTGAGTTGTATTTCTATAACCAATTAGAACATTACCACTACCAGTTGTAACTG